TCATCATCACCTGCTAGTATAACATATTTGCTGTTTTCCTTGATAATATCAAACATTTTCCATTGTATTGGTGATAAATCCTGTGCTTCATCAATAAATACTACGTCATATTTTGGACACAATTCTGACACAATAAATTTTTCTATCATGTCTGTAAAATCTACTAATCCAAATGCTGATTTATAATTATCTACTTCATCAGCAATAATTTTTAATAATCTTTTGTCCATGTCTTGTGAGTACATGTCAGTATTATACTCTTCTTCAATTGTAATTTTTTTAATTCTGGCTGCGTTTATTAAATTAAAATACTCACTATCAGAATTTATAAATCCTGTAGTCTCTTCGCCATTTGTATAAACTGTAACTTCAATACCTAGTTTTCTACCTATGTCTTCGTAGTGTTCATCCTGCATAACCTGTGCTTTCTTCATACCTAATTGATTGAAAGCAAGAGAGTGTAAAGTTCTAAAATGTTTAAGATCTTTCTTTTCAAAAGCTGTATGATAATCTAACATTCTATTAACAGCTTCGTTTGCAGCCTTAGTTGTAAATGCAAAGTATCCTATTTTATCAATAGGTGTACCTAATTTTAAAAATGTTTTTACATATTTTAATAGCTTAGTTGTTTTCCCTGTGCCCGGAGGCCCAAATAATTTTCTACTAATCATAGTATGTCCGTCTTATGTTTTGTTTTAGTATGATGTATGGGTACTTCCTCAAAAGATTTTATGTTTATCTGTATAATATTTTTTGTAGATGAATGGTATTTACCAGATTCTTTCGAAGGAAATCGTTTTTGTTCTAAAAATTCTATTTCACATTCTTGATATAATACCTGCATCATACGTCCTGTTTTATCTTCACCGTACTTCCAATTCTTTGCTTTTAGTTTGTCGTAAAATTTATCAAATTTAAAAAATGCATACTCACCTTCTATCAATACAGACCCAGTTTTAAATGCAGCATCACTTGTTGCTTTAGGTCCATTAATTTTTGCATGTATAACATCATGTAGTTTTTCTTTTGGTGATGTGCCTACAGGTGGTTGCACAACTTTTTGTGTTTGATATAATGAATCCATAATAATCTGCTCTTCATCATTTTTTATTAATGGTGGCAAGAATCCTGCAGCTTTTGATATTGAGTTACGTCTCTTACGTTGATCATTTAAATGTTCTACATTCCTACAATGCACGGTTGCTGTACCGATACCATCAGGTTTTGTTACATCAAATTCATACTCTGGTTCTGGATCTAGATCTATCTTTTTTAAATTTGTTAGTACAGGGTAAGAACCTTTTGATCCTGATAAAACTCCAAACTTTTTCTTAACACAAATACCTTTCTTACAATTCTCGCTCAAAGGACTCTGTGTGCACGTATAACCTTTGGAGCTTCTATTCCAAGATTTTACTTTTTGATTTAAAAACTTTTGATCCCACGCATTTGCATGTACACCTGCAAAATATTTTACCGGTGCATTCATAACTCTCTGTTGCCAATTGTCTGGGTACTTCATCTTAACCATGACATGATAGTTGTACATAAATCTATCTTTACCATCAAACTTTTCATTCTTAGATAGTTTAGATATGGCTGCTAAACAAGGTGGACCATCTAAAAATTCTTCGTCTACACCCTCCATGCTTTTGTGTTCGATGTCTTCTGTAATCCCTTTCAATCTTTCTTTTGTAATCAGGTTTGCACTGATCACCTTCATAAATTGTTCTAGTGTAAATGGTGTACCATCAACGTTTAAAGCCTTACGCTCCTCTCCGAAGTATGGTAGATTTATAAATTGTCCTGGTCGTAGTTGACCTGTCTCACTATCTTTTGTTAATTGTGTTTGCTTTGGAAATATCTCTGTATCTTGTTTAAGTCCAAATAAAGATAATAAATTTGTTAGAAATGATTTTACAGTTTTAGAATCTGTAAATGTTTCCATAAATAAAAATAAATGTAACCCACCGCTTTTAGATTCAACAGGTAGTAAAGGTAATTCGTATTGTTGTATGATGTCTATATAATTTTTTTTATTAAAGTCTTCGTAATCCTTTGGATCTATGTCAATGACCCCAAACTTAACTAATGCATTTTCTGTGCATGGTTGTATACCAATAGATAACTTACCTTCAATGTGTTGCTTGTATATTTCATCAGTAAGCTCTTCAAAGTTCCATCTATAGACAGGTTTCTTTTTGCCTGTTTCAGAGTCTATGTAAGAGTCCGGATGATTAAAGTCAGCTACACCGTAAGCATTCCTATATCCATTAAAAAATTCTATATATCGTTCCATAATAACTGTTACGTGGGCCATTCAGTCTCCCGTTTGGCCCACACTGTGCACATATTCCCGAAGGAATTAGATAATGCTAGCTTGGTCCTTTGGTTTCTCTTCACCATGTTTAGCTTTGACACTTCCTTTTGAAATGCTATCGCTAAAACTTTTAGCTTGATCGTAAAGACCTTTATCAGTTACTGGGCCAGCTTTACTTACTTCCCAACCAAACCAAGTGCCTTTATCATTTGACATTTGAGTGGTTTTTAGTTTGTAAATGTG